GGTTGCGTTCCAATTGAAAGTGAATCCGGCTTAAACTGTCCATCTCCTGGCACGTAGTCGTACTGAACGATGTCGGGGTTATACAGCCCTGATTGAGTAGAAGTGTAGCTGTTCCCCACAACCCATGAAGAGTAGGTTTTAGCGTCGGATATTTTTCCCTCAATGATTAATAGTGGGATGACAGATTGAGTTCCGATGTTTAAATTGTCCAGTATAACGTGAAGTTCGCCGTCGCCACCATCATTCACGCTCCACAGAACGACATCCCCTTGAAGATAACTGCCCAGTTGCAAGTTTTGAATCTGCCGCATTTGCAGATTTCCGTACACCGTTTGATCCTTTTTCTCAGCTGAATAAGGTGTGAAAGAACTCAGGACTGGATAGAAAATATTGCTGGGAATAGTTTGCAATACCAAGTCATCCTCAGACAGAAGTTGCTCAGTTGGCTCAAATGCGTACACCTGCGTGTAAAGGGCAGCTGGGGCAGCAAGTTGAGGGGGTGTATTGAATGCTTTCGCCGTCAAAATATGGGGGTCGGTATAACGTGTTGCTGCATCAAACGTTAAGTTAAAGGCAGAATCCACGTCACTAACGCTTGGGTCAGTGTTTGAGGGAAAAACTGACCCTGGTTGAAATATCCCGAAAAGCCGGTTCCGGAAATTAAGCGACGTGTTCCGAAGATTAGTACCGAACGAGCTGTTTGCGTCAACTTCCAGAGTAATATCATACTGCACCTGACTTAGCGTCAACGGGTACAGATGACCAGTCATTCCCACAGGGACTGAGAAATTGACGACGTTTTGACCCCTTTGAAGTTGTTCTTGAGTTAATTCAACTCCGTTGGGACCCAGAACGAAAAATGCGACTTGACCTGTAGGCAGGATATAATCTGTTAGGTAATTGTAAGAGTACTCTGATCCCCGGTTCGGCAAAACGGATGTTTGTGTACCAGCCCCGTAAAAGTCGATGAAGAAGTCAGTCCAATCTTGGGAACTTACTGGGTTCTTTCTGCGGATCAGGGTGAAGAAACGTTCTTGAACATCTTGATACGTTTCTACATCCGAACCGCCCGTAGCCGGTTGCGGGTTTGTTGCGGACAAGCCATCCACGTTAATCGCGGAGGCGCCGACAATTGAATTAGCAGGGACGTTGTACTGAACTCCCACAAATTGGGAGTATACTGGCACATAAAGTGTGCTCTCTCCCGGTGAAAAGGTGAAAGAGTCAGCGGTTACGAACGTGTAAACCTCGCCACCAGTGAGATTGGCGTCTGTTGTGAAAGCCGCACCGGCAGGAACAGTGACTGAAGTGTTGGCGGGAGGTATTGTAAGAACTAGACGGGCGATAGATGCCGTCCCAAGGCGCCTCATTGCGCCAAGAAAAGGGCCAATCCACTCAAGAAGGATTTTGTCCGGAAGTTGATTTAACCAAAACAAAAGTTCGCCTTGGGCGAATACTTGACCCTCAAGAAGAGCTGCAAGAGGATTCCCAGAGCTGAAATCATTAAGGGTCTGATTCGACGCTTGGTACACCCTTTGAGAAGCGGCTTGAACAAGCTGCGCTTCGTTGCGAGGGTCGATGGGAATAGATGGTAGCGGTGCGTATCTAGGCACAGAAGAACCTCATCACTCTGGGCAAACGGTTAAGCTACCGCCCGAAGACGAATAGTTATAGCAAGATGGAACAGTCTCGGAGTAGTATACACCGTTATCGATGACCAGATTCTCGATCAGGTAATCAATCTGATCCTTAAGGATGAGTTTGGTAATTAAATCTTCAGGACTAAGACTGTTGAACTTTTGCGGAATGGTTGGGGTTGGGTAACCCTCTGGGTTGTTATATTTATCGTTCGTTGTAAAACTTTTCGGTGCGTTTAACTTGATATTTTCAGGGTTAATTCCTCCCGGGTCATAACCGAAATTCCAGACCCCTGTGACAACTTTTGAACCGGATATTGCAATACCGCTAACAAGTTGACCACCCTCCAAGTTTGGTTGCGGAGTAGTTAGGGTAATATACCTGGAATCCAGGCCGTTTGGGCCAGCCGTGACGAATGAGTTGAGGCCAAGAGGTGGATAATGCCAATCTAAATCCTGGCCATCGAACGAAATCTGTTTGGCACCGTTAAGCCACTGGCTCGTGACAATAACACCGCTAGAAAAAGTTGTCTTCATGAATCCTGCTGGACTACCTTCTTGCATTGGTTTTACCCTTCCACAAAAAATCCCCAACCGAAGTCAGGGATAAAGAGTTTATCGAAAGGAAACGAATCAAGTACGCTCCCAGTAATTTACAGTGAACACACATTCAATAGTCTGAACGTTTCCACTCTCACGATCAACGTCGGCAGTTGTAACCGACTTGTATTGACAACCGTACATAATGTACTGACCGCCTGCAGGAGCAGATCCGGAGCCAGTGCAATCTTTAGGCGTGACAGTCACTGTGATTGGCTCACAGTTGTAATTCAGCCAGAATTGCTCCAGTTGTTTGAAGATGGTAGGGTCGTATGGTGCAGTTAAAGTTACGTCGTCAGCGGTGCGAGGGCCAATAACGTGGAACAGTCTGTTTCCAGAGCCGTTGGCGTATTTGCTCTCTTCGGCTGAGTCTTTTACACCGCTGAATTTGGTAAATACCGCTGTAAAAGTTGGTCCACCGAGGGCCGTGAAAGAAACTTCGTATTGCGACTTGGTAATTGGTCTTAAAATAGCCATGATGACACCTCCTTATAGTACTCTTGGATCAACCAAGAATGTTGGAGATCATAGCGCCAGAACCGATAAGACCCGTGGCGCCAAGGCCCACAAGGTTTACAACACGCTCAACAGTGATTTCAGCACGAACCACACGACGCTCACGAATGTAGTACTCGGGGCGAACGGCGGGGGTGCCGGTCAACTGGTAGGTGTAAGCGAATGCGGGAGTAGCGGCGTTAGCGCCACCGGCAGGCATCACGCTGTCGGAAGGACCATTGGGGCTGTAGAACAGCAGGATTCCGTTTGAAGGGAACACAGGCTGCAGAGTACCGTCTTCAGCCAGATAACGGCCTTCGGCAACGCGCAGGCCACGCTCAAGACCGAAGTAGCGAGCAAGCATGTCGGTGTCGATTGAATCGGCACTGGTGTACTTGATACGCTCAAGGATAGCCTGGTTGGTCAGCAGTTGGTCAAACACGGCGGTTCCAAGAACCATCGAGTTCGGACGAATACCGATTTGGTTGGCAACTGAACGCTTCAGGCTCAGAACGTCTTCGATCGGGTTAGAAGTCAGTGACGACCAAGCCGAAGGGCCAGCAGCGGAACTGTAGGCAGTCTTGAAAGCAGCCCAGTCAACGAAACCGAGACCGGTTTGAGTGCCGGCGCCAGTGTTCGGCTCGTACGGGTTGTAACCGCCGGTCACAGTGATAGCCTGGCTCACGGTATATTCGTAAGCATTCATCAGGCGGCTCATCGCGTTGCGTGTTTCAATCGCACGCAGATCAACCTGAGCAGGACCTTCGCCAGCGTTCTCGATCACTTCTTCAGGAAGTTCCCAAGCCACGACTTCTTGCTCAAGAGCATAAGGCTCCGAGTCGTAACGGCTTTGAACGTACGGAATGTTGGTTCCGTAAGCGCGGCGGAAGTCGTTGATAGCGAACTGCTCTTTGCCGAAGCGCAGAATGCGGCCAGCACGAGTAGGGGTGTCAACGACGGGAGCGATAAAGTTGGCGATATTTGTCGCCGGAAGCATGAAACCTTGTGCAAGCGTAGTCAGAATCGGATCTACGCCAGCATAGGTTTGCTGGAGGTTCATCATGGGAGGGAGTCTCCTTAATTAAAAAACGACTTCAAATGGTTGAAAACCACAGTTGGGACTTACTCCGCGTCTTTCTAGGCTATGAGCCTAACGACTATCGGACGCCCAACTGAGGCTATTTATCAGGCGAAGCTGACAAGAACAAGGCTACGTCCGCCGATGTTTACGATTTCGCGAATACGGGGAGTAGTGCCGTCAAGAGTGACGGTAACGCCTGTCTTGGAGGCTTGACCAAGAGCGTTGATCTTCAGGGGAACGTTGAGGTCGCCGGGAGTCACGAAAGGATGCGCGGGGTCGTTCTCGATCAACAGCAGACCGGAGGTAGCAACGGTCAGTTGACGAGCGGTATAAGGCTGAGCCAGCGCGGTAGGCATGTAAGCCTGGTTAATACCAACGATGGTTGTAACGCCACTCGGGGTGGTGAAAGCATCGGGGGCGGCGGCGAAGTTGGGGCCAGCCCAGGTGGCGTAAGAAACGGCGCGAAGTTCGCCGATTTCAACTACACCGACGTCGCCGTCTTGATTGTCAGCAGGAGCTTCGAAAGTTTCTGCGTAACGGATGTACTGGCGTCCGTAAATCGGACCTGAATTAGTGCTCATGATTTTATCTTAGAGGGTGGACTTCAATGTTTCGCCAAAATGTGACGAGTAAGATTGTTGGACGAAATCATCAGATCACAGTGAGGGCACTGTTTATAGGTTCTGTTAATTTTTCCGACGGGTAGTTTGCCTAAAACGTAATCCTCACCAGGACACGTATGAGACCTTTTGTTGTTTAGTCCGTTGTTCCAGTAAGGTTTTTTACCGGCTATTTTACCGCCTTTGGCTTTGTCCTCAAGGGATTGATTAAGGCTACCCAATCTTGAGGTTTCTTTGTGACGATCGGTTTTGCTGTAGTTTTGCCAGTTTTGCCTCGCGGCGGCCTTCGCTTTTTTGCTCCTGCGAATACCCTCAGCGGCGGCGGCTTTTCTTGCTTCGTCTGCTGTCCAACTTCCGGAGAGAAGATTAGCAGCACAACAATCCAGGTAATCCCCGGTTTCCAGGTAGCGCAGCCTATGCATAAAAGCATGCATTGCTTTGTTCACTTTAACCAAGTTACTGGGATCGTTACTTCCCCCAAAATGTTTGGGGACGAGGTGGTGTACATGGTAGTTGATTTTCATGTTTTTATTTTACCCTATCGGTAGTCAATACGACACCGACAACGATCGTAGCATTGGCAATCTTGACCTGGCATCGGGAGAGTTCCCAGAGGTTGCCAACCAAGTTGCCCAAAGTTCACACAATCGGGGCAAGTTTTTCTATCTAAAACTGGAACTCGACGCATCTCGCGATAACCCTGGTCTTCGCGAACGTAGTACTGACCAAGGTTGAAGAAAGAGTAAGACGGGTTTGCCAAATAACGAATTACACGAGTGAGTAACCCAGGCCAACTTGAAACTTCTCCGAAATCTTCAGTTTTATTGCCAAGAAGAATACTTCCGTCGTCAATCGAGTTTTTTGTTTCAACCAAAAATTCATGTAAAGGGGGGAGCATCTGACCAACAATAGTTGGCCAGGCTCGTTCCATCTTCCCTCGAGGGTTGATGTCTTCGGCACCGAGGTTGACAGCGGCGAGCGCAGAAATGAGAGTTTTATCAAGAATCGATCTCTCGTACTCTTCCCACCTCATTTGCTTATCCCGAAGACCTTTCACCAAAACTTTGGCTTCGGTTGCCATTTGCTCCTCAAGTTCAGGTTGAGAAGCAACTTTCTTCCGGAGAGCCTCGGCCTGGGTGAAATAATCTCCCCTCCTTTTCGTGGCCATGCCAATCAGCGAGAGGAGATCCATTTCAAACCTCAGCTGTACATCGTGCGCTTGATAGCTTCGACGTAGTCAATTCCCTCAGACTCGACCATCTTCAGGGCTTTTGAGTGGGGGTCCAGGTCTTCCTCGGAGTATTGGAAAGTTCCGCCAGCGACTTCGCCGTAAGTAACCATCGGGGGCAATTTGCTCAGCAGACCAAGAAGTTTGCTGGCAGCGGTTTCGCCTTCCGAGAACTCAAGGGTTCCGAAGTCCAGACCTTCGCAGTAACTTTGAAGTTCCGACTGAGGCATGATACCGTCTGTAAGACGACCTTCGTCGTAAAGTGACTCAACGAAAGAAGCAATCTTCTCTCTACGGGCACTCATCTTACCTTCTGCGTAACGGCGCTGAAGCTCCGCGTGCTCTTTCTTGAGGCGGTCGAGTTCCGCATAGATGGCTTCCGGGAAACCCTGCGGGTTCTTCTGAGCCATTGAACCCATGCCGTAGTTCATGTTGCAATGATCTGACGAGAGTTCGTTGTACTCTTCTTCGTCCGAATCATCGCCGTCGTCTTCTTCGTAGGTTGAACCGAAGCCGGTCTTGGTGTAGGGATTTTTCTTTTCGCCGTGCTCTTCAGCGAAAACACCTCCGGAACGCTTGGTGGTTTGGTTCGGACCACCTTCAAAATCACCACTCAGATTGTCCTCCGAGAAAGCACCGTCGGGACCGACAGTTTGATTTGCTTCGTCAGTGACGTCCATGGCGCCAGGTGTGAGTTGCTTGCCTTTGGCTTTCTTCTCACCCTTGTATCCTTCGGAGAAAACACCATCGGGTCCGGTGATTTCAGCGACACCGCCCTCAAACTGACCGGGAACCAGCTGACCTTTCTTCTGTTTGGCTTTGCCTTGAACCAGATCGTCGTCAACTTCACCCATGGCGGTAACGCCGAGTTCGGAAGTTGTCTCGGCAGGCTGAGGCTCGGCATGGTCAATCTTACCACCTTTGACAGCTTGACGGCCGTCGGTGCTCTTTTGACGCATGACGCGCATACTTCCGTCAGACATCACGTTAATCGTGCTGACTGCGAAAACTTCATTGTCAGGAGACTCTTCGGTTTCGGTAGGAATCCGAGTGTCGGAATCTTCCCGTCCAGCGGGGTTAGCGCCAGAGGCAGTCTTAGGCTGATTCGGTTCGGGGTAGCTCTTGGCATCAGTGTCGTACTGATCCATGTTTTCTACACGCTCTTCCGCTTCAGCCTGGCCTGCCCAACGAGATTCGCCGGTTGCGTTGTCAGAACTGTCTTTCGCAGTTTTCTTACGATCTGCGTCTTGAGCAGCGTTTTTCGGTGTGTTCAGACGATCGGTATCTTGCTCACTGCTCTTGGCAGTGTTCATACGGTCTTCGCCAACTCCACCAGCTCCTTCTTTACCAACTTTCATGCGGTCAGCATAACCGTTGTCAGTAGAACGAGCAGTCTCGTAACGACCCGTGTCGTCATCTTCGTCGCTCTCTTTCTTTGTTCCGAACTTTACAACGCCAGGCGAAGGATTGGACTTGTAGGAAACTTCGTCGTAACTCATTTCCTCCATCTCAACTTTCTCCCCTGGTTTGAGTTTTTTGGCTTTGGCTTTCATTTCTTCGGCCTTTGCTCTGAGGGCAGGGGGGAGTTCCCCGTGCTGTTCGTCGTAGACATTCTCCACGACTTGAACTACTTGGCCATGAGCACCCTTTGCGCGCTTACGGCTGATTTTTCCGTCTTCCATAAATTGTTCCTCTGGGAATTGGTCTTCAAGGTCAGCCGTCTGCTGAGTGATTTCGTTGGTTTTGATCTTTTCGTTAAATTGTTGACTCGCTTCGGGACTAGCGATTTCAGCTGCTGCCTTTGGGCCAGCCGCTTCGTCAACTTGAGTCTCTTTTTGATTCTGCGAAGAATCTTGAAGGTCTTGAACGGCAGACGAGACGTCTTGCCGCACTTCCTCGAGTTTTTCGCGAAGAATCTCAAGAGGACTTTTCTCAACAATCAATGTTGGTCCGAGTTCGGTGTCGAAGATTTGATCCGGGGAGAGTTCCACGGCAAAATCAAAACAACCATCCTCCTCGGTGAATGAGAAAGGTTCAAGCCCCTTGACTGCCGGGGGGGACGCCCCAAGCAAGGCAAGATGCCTCGCGCTCCATTGACCCTGGTGAGGGTTTATCTGGCTATCGGGTGAATAGAATGAGATGGAAACTTTGCGGTAATGTCCATCCTTCACCAAATCTTTAGCTGTGTCGGTAAAAGCGACATCTGCGTAAAGGTTTGCCCCATCCCGCTTAAACCCTTGGATCCAACCGAATGAGGGCAAACTATCGTTGTCACCCTGATGCCCAAGAACAAGAGGAGCCTCGTGAACTTTGGGGTCGTAGGTGTCAACTACCTGCTGAAGATCAGTAGGCGAAAAGGTTCGTTGAACCCCTTGAGCGGAGGTTTGGTCACCCGCTTTGAAAACGTGAATTCTTTTCGTAAACACAGTCTAAAAAGGGATCTGATAATACTTTTTACCCTTGCTCACAGTTCTTCCCCCGGAACACCTTGATCAGTTCCGCTTTCGGTTTCTGCACCAGTTTGATCCGGAGGAATTCCGGCATCCTCCGCAGAAACATCCGGCGAAGTTTGCTCATCCCCGACGCCGAAAATCGAGCCGTATAAATCTGCGTCTTGGGCCGGGTCGTAAGTAGTTGCGGCAGCTTCAGCAGGTGCGCCACCACTAGCCTTCTTGTCATCCAACTCCACCCGGAAATGACGCTCCAGCCACTCTTTCTTGGGCGTAAAACCTGACTGAATAAGCAGAGAAACGTCAGGCATCGTCAATGTTGACTCCTCAATCCGAAACTCGCGAGTCAGAACGGGAGCTGCAATATCTGTGCCAAAATTCAGGTCAACAATCCAACGAACGAGCGTTTGCGTCAGGGTCTGAGAAATGATCTCAGAGAGTTCTGACGCTCGCACAACACGAACAACATTGGCAACTTGAGACGAAGCACGAGAACCAGCCTCAGCTTGACCCGCCTCGTTCTCCCCGCAAATCAGAACACTGATTTCTTTGTCAATATAGTCAATCAGATTCTTAAAGACGTCTGGACTACCGGACGGTGTAACAAACTCTAGCTCGTAACCTTCGGGCAAGATCATTGCCGTTTCTTGACTCAAGTTAGAAAGGTGATCGTACAGAGTATCAATCTCTTTCGTACTTGCGCTCAACGGTGCTTTCGCGACAGCAGTTGGGGTTGCGTAACGATCCCCGTAAAGAACGTAGGATTCAATCGCTCTACGACGAAACTTCACGAGCGGGTACAGAATTCTGCCCAAGGAAGACCCATACGGGTCGCCGTTGTGGGAAACCCAATATCGGTTGACAATGAATTTCCGGTTGGGAAGGTCCACACCTTCAAACATTCGGTTGAATGTTAAGCAACGCATTGTGAAACCCGTTTGAGCGTCTTCGCGCTCCTGGAACACAAATCTGCGTTGATCTCTCATCCGAATATCGTACGGAATTACTCCCCGTTTTGTCTTCTTCCACATCACCTCCCCTACGGAGAATCCGGCGATGATTGCTTCCGCTAAACCTCTGTAGATGTCGTCTAAGGCAATCTCTTGAAGAGCCTCAGTTACGAAATCTCTGACAGCTATATCCCCCGGTTTCTCGCTATATTGCTCTACGTACCAAGGTCGTGAAGTAATTTCTTGAACAAGTTTGGAGAAACACCCTTGAACTTGTTCGTCAAAAAGAAGTCTTTGGTAAACAACGAGCGCACGATTTCCACCTTTCTGAATGAGAAGATCGTCGTTCGGTCTGACAATCGTATTTCCGCCTCCCGTGAAAGGAGAGCTGGAGCCGAACATGTAAATGCTCGACAGATTGTAAGGATCTGAGGTGTAACGAGCGACTTCACCCGATGGCACTGGGGCTGTTTTGAATCTTTGAGCCATCCAATCCTCTAACGGTCTTAGGTCTTATTGTCTATTTTACCCTTAGTTGGCCAAAGTAAATTGCATCGCTGGTTGAGGAACACCGTTCACAGAGTATTGAATGAAAACGTAATAAATCCCGTCGTCTCCACCCGTTTTCCAGTCCCCTGTCACACTTAAATCACTCAAACTTGGAACATTGGCGATAATCGACGCTTGAATCGCAGAGTTTATTTGACCGGGATCAAGAATGTCGAGAATAAACTCACCGATACCGTAATCGGCTCGCATCACCCTGCCGTAATAGCGAGTGTCAACAACACTTCTAATCTGCTGAGAAACATTAGCGTAATCTACAGCGGTCGCTAAATTGCCATTCTCGATTGTAAGCGGGTATCTAAGACCCCGTATGCTCGGTGATAAAGGCTCAGTTACGTTCATCGATACCTTCGAGAAATTTCAAACTCTAACTTGTTAAGCCTTTTCCTAACTTCCTGAGATGGCAACGAGCTTCCGATCACTTTCGTAACTTCGTGTCGCATTCTAACATGGTCCAAAGACTGATAAAACAGCGGGTCCACCAAACCTCCTTCTTCACTTAGGCCCGAAAGAAGAGAGAGGCAAAGGGTTTCAAGCGAAACCCCCTGCTCTCGTGCTTGATTTTCGAGGCGAAGTAGAAGAGAGTCAGGAATTTGTAACGTTAATTCCGTGTTCATTTTGACTCTCAGTTGACTCAGATGATGGTGTTATTTGTTCCTAAACCTTGAGCGTTCAGCTCATTTTGCATCTGACCGATTGCGACGCGAATCAGATCGATCTGGATTCTTTCGAGGGTTGGGACAGGAGTCACGAACACTTTCGAGTTGATGATTCCGTTCTCGAGGGAAGCCGGAGGATTGATGCGATTGTCGCAAATGACTTGGAAAGCGTCACTCGGGCGAGCACCGAAAAGTGCGCCGCGAGTGTACAGCTGGTTCAAGACACTGTTACCAACGGAGATGATCTGGTTGAATGCCACACCGAATCCGTCAATCACGTTGAAGATTTGGTTGTCGTAAGCATTACGCAGCGAGCCGTAGACCACGTTCAGAATCACGCGAGTGTTAACGAACTGGTACAAACGCTGCTGAGCATCGCTTGTATTGACCCGAGTGCGACCACCCCAGATGAACACGGCGCTGGCAGGATAGCCGGGCAGAGACCGGATAGCGTTGCAACCTTGTGGGTTCAGAAGGTTTTGCTGAGCCGAGTTGATCGGGATTTGAGTAGCGATTGCATCAGCGAGCTGATACTTAACGCCAGCAGGCGGGAACTGGTAACCTTCAGCACGGTAACGGCGAACAGCCACACCGGTCACATAAGGTGAAGGGGGAATCCACTGACCAGACGCGTTCTGGATGTAAGGTCCGTAGTACGCGATAAAGCCGAACGGATTGAAGTAGTTCTGGCTATCGGTGGATAGACGATTCACGTTATCCACACCGGCTTCAATGAAGACGGCTTGGGGAATGCCGTTGAAACCAACACCACGAAGAGCATCGTTGATGATCTCAGTTGAGGTGATCGGATCAAAGCGCCACAGGATTGACGGAGGAGTCGTTTCCGGAGTGAAGTCGAGACCCACTTGTGAGCCGTAGCAGGGCTGACCCACGGTAGAAAGGTCACCACCGGCAGAAACTACAGCCCAAGAGTAGGAGCTTCCGTTGTAAACAACGGCGATTCTGTCGTTTTCAACGACCTCAGTTGTACCGTCGGGGGCGTAACCGTCCGCAGTAACATTGAAATAAACGCCAACAAGTTGACTGATCTTCGCTTGAACCTGAGCCCCAGTGTCTCCGTTGTTTATACCCGTAGCTTCCACGTAATCTGTAACAGACGTAACAGTGGTGGGTAAAGAAGCGTCGTAGGACCCCCCGGCAATCGGATTGATCGAGGGGACCAAGAAAGCCTGAGACGCAAAGTTTTGATCAACCGTAGGCGTACAGTACAAGTTCTCAAGCGTGGTAGAAGTTGAACCTGGGTTCGAAAGAACCAATTTCGGTAACCAGCCAGCCGTGACTGTCTCACCGTAAGGTGAAATCAGGGTCGTGCCCAGGGCAGTTGCGCTGTTATTAAAGAAGATCGAAACGTTGGGATCGGCCACATCAACCCCGGCAGGCGCTGAGGCTGCGGCAGATGCCTGAGACGAAATAATTCCACTGTTCAAGCCGTACTTTCTTGCGCGAACAAACGGGATAACCGAGAGTTCGGCGAGGGTCGCCGAGGTCTCCTCGCCACCGAGTACGCGGCTGTAGAAGATGGTCGGAGTGGACTGAATTGTTCCGCTCGGAAATCCGATGAAAGATCCCGCAGTAAAAGCAGTCAAACTCTGCGAGAGAACGAAAGAATCGGCATCTACGACTGTGACGTAGTAGATTGTGCTGGATGTCTTCGTAGTGGCGCGGAGAAGTGTAGCCGGGGCGTTGGTGGTTACGGGCTGTGTGAAGTGAAGCTTCTGTCCATTTACCAAGCCGTGCTCAACGCAACCAACGAGAGCAGCTCCCGAGTAGGTCCCAGTTCCAGCTGTAATTGATGTTTCAGGGTCAAAGATTGTCCTAGAAACAAAGTTCAGACGGTAGTTTGCAGTGGCATCCTGCAGAGTCGCGGGAAGGTGCAGGGTGTTAACATACTGAGCAGCGTCAGTGATGTTCTGAATCAGGTTAGAAGTCTGACCGTTGATTGTCTGAGGGAAGTTGTAGAAGGGGGCAAAGTAAGTGAAGTTGCATGTCCCGCTAGTTCCACCGAAATCAATTGCGTCAGCCGGGGCTGCGAGGTTGTCTGAACCACCGGCCGCAGTAACTTCGTTCAGAACGGAGACCGCTTCAGATGCAGAGGCTGCGAAGAAAACGTTGTTGAAAGAGTAATCTCCTGTTTCAGAGACAACAAAAGGCGGTGCAACAACAAAAACAGTTCCGCTGGAACCGATTGTGTTTTCAATATCGCCTGTGGCCCCGCTGAATGCAACTTCTTGAATCTGGTAAGAAACGGGCCAATAGTTCGTTGTGTTCAGTACAAGAAGTTTGTCCGATACTATGGAGTCAACACTGAACGTGGCTGTATCCAAAATACCAACTTTCTCCCCGGCTGCTACAGCGGTGGGTGTGGCAGATTCATTAACTGCGGTTTCCGCCGTAGGGGAAGCAATCAGAGCCTGATAAGCCAGTCTATCGTAAGTTACGTCGGCTCCAGTCCACTCGTAAATGGCGTTATCAACCAGATACTTCATTCCAGTTACCAGGTCAGCAGCTGCCTGATGCGGAGTGTAGAGGCTGTACTTGTTAACGTCGGTTATAAGGAAGGGACCAGGATCAGCAAGGGCCAGCCACTTGAAGTTGTTGCTTGCGCAAAGTGCAGCAGCAGCAGCACCTACGGCAGTGCGGCCCGCTTCATCAAACTGGGCGTACGCAGTAGGAGTGATCAAGTAGCCTTGGTCTTGCTGACCATCAAAAGCAGTGTCAATACACTGAATGTAATCTTGATAAACGCGAACAAGGTTCTGTTGTTGACCGACGATGTTCTGAACGTTGTAAACGTTCTGCATGAACACGTATTCAGCGCCAACAGGGACTACGGTAGTAACAACGCTGACGTTTCCGTCGAAAGTTGTAGCAGCGAGGCTGATGAAGCCGTTCTCAGAGTTTGAGAGAGGGTCAACAGAGGCTACAAGACCGTATTCACGGACGTAGACTGAACTACGAACACTGGGGTTGCTTTCAATTGCCTCAGCAATAGCCGTTGCAATCGCAGCGGAGATTTTGCGGTTATTAGCCTCATCTCCTGAGATGTAATCTACAGGAATTGTAACGGGAACCCCAAGCCACTCGCCCTCGGAAGTGTAACCCGTGGAGCCGTCACCGGCAACCAAACGGTTTCCGTTCAGAATGAGCTGAGCATAGACCGTGTTTCCAGCCTCCAAGTTGGAAGGAAGACCCGCATTGCTCTGCTTAGTTCCGCTTGGCAGAATCTCGATCTCTACGATTTGATCGGGAGTGCCAACGCGAACAACGCGAAGATCACCAACTTGAGCGTTCTGGAAGAATTCGTTGACGCAGTTGTAGCTCAGAAGGGGAATACGACCATCCGGAACGACACTGCCGGTTAGGGCAAAGTAGTCATTCAGGGTGGTAACGGGGATGGGAGTATTGAACGGGAAAACTGTGACGGGCACGGCTTCTGGTGCTTCGACCAGCATGTAAACCGTGCTAAAGTTGGCGATGTCGGCATTTGCGACAACTCCAGCTTGCTCGTTGATATAAACGCCAGGAGCGCCAGGAGTTACTCCGCCGCCAAGGGAAAAAGTGGCCATTTTGTTAAGAGAATGTTCCTTCTTTCCCGTCGATAGTGTAGGCAAGGATGACTCCTACGTGGTCTCCGCAGAGCTACTTTCGGGACACAAATGTGTCCTTAATTTTACCCTTACTGTATGCCTGTTACTGCGACCGCGCTGTCTGAGGAGTAACCATTGAATTTTTCCCGCAGAACTACGCCCTGTACGGTATATTTGTTAAGGGAAGTTACGTAATCTGCCGTGGCGTTAAACGGGTAAATAGCATCTAAAGAACTTTCGGTCGGTGTCCCTGAAATGAAGGAAGCTTGTTGCAAACTTCCAGAGGTTGTGTTTGGGCTCGGAAGAAGGATCTGAGCACCCAAGGGGGGAAGTTCCGTGACTTCCCACTGCGGGTTTAGCTCCAGAATAGACCGGTAGTCTAATGAGTTTGTGTGATACTGATACCCTAGTTTCCTCCAGGTAAATTGCTGTTGAAAAGGAAGGGTAATCATGTTCAGACCATTTTCCGTGAACGGGCGATAAGACGAGCACCAATTGAAGTTCCACGAGTCAGGTCAAAACCACCCTGCTTTGCTACTTCTTTGGCGGCATTCTCCAGAACTGCGGGGCTTGTGGGAATGAAGACGTTTTCTTCTACGGAACGGTTTGACAGTTTCGTGCGAATGTCAGTTTCAATCGCCTCTTTAAGAGGCGCAGCGGGAGCTGGAACTGGCTCGCTCGAGGGCGTAATTGTCTCAATGTTGACCGGCTCCGATTGCTTTGCTTCAACGGTTTCGGTTTCTTTCGGTGCTTCTTCGCTCACTTCTGCCCAAGCCTCGTTGATAGCTGGTGTGGAAGGATTGTCAGAGGCGAAAGTTCCGTCCGTGTCGTGAGATCTTTTTCTAGCCATGGTTGAATCTATCGTGAGAGGATATTTTTCCACGCAATTGGTGGAAGTTGTTGAAGGGACTTGTCTGGAATTCCGACCCAGGGTCGGGCAACCATCTTGGAAGTTCCGGTCTGATGGTATTGACCGTAACTAGTAGTTTTTACCTCAAATCCGCGACCACTCGGAAGAATTTCAGTTGTGTCCAACATTGTCCCGGTGGCCCTTAAGATTGGTTGACCCGGATATTTTCGAAGTTTCGCCGTAGCGTATTTCGGAGTTAGAGCCAACCAAGGTTTTCCGGTTGTAGGGTCTGATTGCTGCCTCCAGGGAGCCGCATGATCTTTCAAAAGTATGGGAGCCCACTCAACTTGCGTTGGTTTCCACCATTGCAGGTTGAATTTAAGGAAGCTGTCTTTCGCGAGTTTGAACTTAATCATTACCGTCTTGAAGATTTTTTCATCTCGTCTTCCTGTTTCTGAGCAAATTTCTCAACAACATCGATCATTGCGGTTATTTTGCTCATTGGCTGGTTCTCTAACCAGTCGACGGAACTATCCCATCTTTGTTTGCAAAGATGAAAAGAAATCTCAAGCCAATTTTCAATCGACATGATCTTCTCATTGATCAGCTGGTCGGACGCCCAAGTGAAGATCTTTCGAGTCTGACTTATGGTTAAAAGATCCAGACTCTCGGGATTTAACAAAAGACGAAACATTAGAGGAGCCAGTCCGGACTCGTTGTTTCGAAGTATCTGCGCCAGATAAAAATCTTTCGGGCAGATTTCGCGAATGTGCAAACAAACGCTATCGTCAACGCTCACTAAATAAGTGAAATCCTCAAGGTCCTCAACGGTTAGTTTGGGTCCGAACCCTCGTCCGTTCCGTTGGCTTGTGCGACAAGATCGCTGAGTTTTTTGAAGTCGCGAACACCGAGATCAAGAATCTCATCGTACGTGATTTTATCCGCACCTACAATCAGACGCTCGATAATCTTCATACCCCTTTCTACATCTCCTGCTTTTCCGAGCTCTTTCTCCATATACAGGAGGTCACGACCGGTCATCTCTCGAATCTTGATTTCACGACCGTCGGAGATAGTAGTCGAAAAACTCTCAAGTTCTTTCTTAGTTGATTTAACGGTGGGCATCGACTGCTCAACGTCGCTTGAAATCGTTCGCATAGTAATTGCTAAGTGAATCTGTCTAGTTTTACCCTAGCTTCAACAAGTTGCTTCTCAATAGCCTCAGACCCGTTGCCAGGAGGCAAAGAAAGGTAGATTTCTTGGGCAGTTTTCCAACTTAATTTTGCGCCCTCTAGGTCGCCTATTTTTAGGCGATCGCCAATGTCACAGATCCATAAGAAAACAATCTCTTTCCGAAAGTATGGGTCAAGGGGAAGAGGAAAGGGCATCAGAGAGCTTGAGCGATTGTAAAAAGTTGTTGAGGGCTGAAGTAATCCGCGTTGTAGGCGCATTGAACGGAAGAAGGGATTTCTCTTCCCTTTTTATCATAGGGCGTCACAAGATAGTAAACTCCTGCTGAACCTAGCATAGTTTCAACTGCGGCAGACACGACACGGGATTTGCGAGTTTTCTTCATTTGATGAGACCTTTCTGGATTGCAGTGTAACGAGTTTTGAGTTTGTCGATTGCCCCGATCTCACAGAGTTCTTGCATCGAGTACTCTACGCCGGATGGCTCATTGATTCCGCCAGGGTTAGACGGAGTTACAGTTTTTTCCTTCGGGGACTTCCGAATGCGGTTGTCAATCGCAACGCTCGAGAAGAACGCACGGGACAATGGAAGCTCGGGGATACCCACAGCCGAGTGGAACAAGGACCACGTGTACATGTGAGCGATTTGAAATAGGACCGCAAACTGCTCAGCGTATTTGTCTGGAGTCATGAACCAGATCTCGTCATGAATGCTGAGAACGAACCTTGCTGGAATCTTGTACTCATTCGCAAGCCAGTGTACCGAGGTCAAGAAGATCGAGAGGATTTCGGCACCGGAGGATTGAATGGTCCAGTTCACTCGGCCCGTCTTGAAGTCGTCGCCAACTGCGGCGGGACGCATCGCGGTCGAGATCTTAGTGCCGAGGCAAGGAAGCTGGGGGACACGAGTTCGCATTGCGATCTCCTCCATATAGTTGAAACATCCTGAGTCGGAGCCGCCTTCATACAAACCTGACCGCTGCTTGCCCTTCTTACTACTCAGAGCGTTTTGAGCGAACCTCTTGACTTCTGCCTCGGTTTTCCCTGGATAAACTTTTCGAATGTAGGTTTGAATTGCCCTGGACCCCCCTCCGTACAGGGTGGTGAACCCTACAACTTTGGACAGATCCCGAGCTTTCTTCAATTCATTCTCTAATTCTTTGCTTATTGGAACGAGCCACTTTCCATTTTTCTTGAAAGCAGTTCTACCATCGGATAAAACTCTTTTTTCAACTCTTTTTGAATCTTCCATTTTTTTCGTCTCGAATTGTTTTAGCTTTGGAACCGTTTTTTCTTGCCCTTTGACTTTTCAGTTCAGGGGTTTCCGAATTAAGTATAGCAAACCCTGGGCCATTGATTCGCCCAGGGATATAACCAAGCGGGATCCCCAACTTCGGGTTATACCGTTTATCCTCTTTCCCGTTATTGCACCAAGAGAAAGAACCGTGGTTTCTGGACTCGCTTTTAAGCATTCCGTAAAACCAACCTTCAGGAAGAGGTTCCCCAGGGTGGATCCTGACGTTTCTGGTTCCGTCATTGGCCATTCTGCTTCCTTTGCACCTTTTTCTCGTTGCTTCTCGAGCTTTAGCTGTTCTTGAGTTTTTTCTCCCATTGATGATTTTTCCGTACCCTATCTCAGAAGCTTGAAACCACCACTCAGAACCCATGAACTCGCATAAAACCCAATCCCCGTCCACAAGAAACTCGCAAAAGTCCCCAGGTTTTTTAGGGGCTTCATATTTGTTTATACGGTAAGGAACAAAAGCATCGCACTTTTTCGTATTTTCAGAGGCTGTAAGTTCGCAAAGGTTTTGTAAACACTTCCACCCGCAGACTAACTGATAGTTTTTGCAACCTTTCTGCCAGGAGTAAGGTGGGTATTCTGGGTCTATGTGGTCAAATTCCAGGTTAAAAGGGGTGATTGTTTGGCTTATTTGGCATTGGGTCCGGCTCCATACAGTTTATTTTACCCCCCGTACTAAACAATTTCTTCGCAGATACCTAACTCCTCGTCCCAGATCAAACCGCCATAAAGCTCTGGCAAAATAGCTCTCGCCAGAGCACTGTGGGGGTCCGTGCCGGCCTCTTTCGATCCACTCAGAACGTTGTAACCGAAGGGGGAACAACCGACGTGACCGCCCTCCCAGCTATCGCTATAAATTGCTGCGATTTGCATTTCCTGACCGTCAAAGTCAGCACCCACAATCTTCCAGCCATCCGGAGCTTTGACCCGAGTCTTCAACTCGGTTCCGATGCGCCAGTTTTTCGTGGAGCACATCGTTACCATCAACGATTCAACGGTTCTCCGAGTAACTGTCCCGTGACAAAGAATCTCCGGCAGGGTCACCAAAGCGTCTTCGCCGTAGGGATTGTTGGCCTTCAGGAAGATTCGGTCCATTACCCGTTTCCGTACAGAAGTCCAGTATGAAACAGAGTTGGCAATCTCAAGAGCTCGTTTCGCTTCTGGTAGGTCACTACTGAGGCGCCCAACAGCCATATCTTCTACGAAATCTTTGCTCAGCACCCCGCCAACATTGTCGCCATTCCCTTTCGGGTGCGGAATTTTCGTTAGATTAGCACCTTCGTCATGGAAACACCAGCCGTCACCTTTCGTGAAGATCATCGGGCTCCCTTCGTACTTAAGCTTCAGCATCAAGTGAGCAAGGTTTGATTTGACACCGATGTGCTGATTTTCATCCTTGATGAAGGGACGAATCCAGTTGGGGATGTGAGCGTATTTACCTTTCTCAGTCTTGATCCCCCAATCAAGTTGGGAAACCCACGGGTCTTTTCTCACCCACTGCTCTGCTTTCGCAGGGTCGTTCAAGTAAAGAACCCGCCAATCCTCATAAGTTTTCCAAACAAGTTGACGGCAAAGATCCGTCATCTCGTAATTGTGTTCTTGGTAGACTTTCTCAACATTCTCAATCCAGTCCGACCAGTTATCCACAAGGGGAACAATCGATCCGTTTAGGTGGTAGTGGCCACACAGCGCCACCATTGAAGGCGTGCTGTCGAGATACTTCGGCCACAGAGCCTGGAACAGCTCGGCGGTGTAGTAAGCATCCTTCAGAGCGTAATCCACCGCATCGGTCAGAACCTGACGAATCTGGGAAAGGTGCGTAGCGTCTACGAAGATATTACGAACCTTCTTGTCAATGTCGCCAAGCTCTTTTACGTCTTCTCCGAAATACTGTCGGACCGCAGCTACGTGGAAGTTGTAACATTGCACAAGGCTATTCGTTGCGCCTTTGTCAAGCCACTTTGGTGCATATCGCAGCTTTCGTTTTTCGTCCGGAGTGAGGCTCTCAGGGTCTTTCCCAGCAAGAACGTATAGCCACCGTTGACCACTTGCCAGGCCAGAAACGCCGATGTGAGCTGAGAGAGTATCGAAGTAAAAGTTCTCGGGCACAGTATGATCAAGACGATAACCTTCGCGAGCGCGAACACGGTCATAGCTGATGTTGTGACCAGGGATGAACCGATTGGTTCCAACGGGAATCAACTCATACTGATCCCACTGATCCTCTGGGATTGTAGGATCGATCAGTTCAGCGGCAAGCCACACATACGCCGCTTTGGCACTCAGTGCCGTTCCGATGATCGGAAAAGACCCGCCGTGAACGTAAGTCTCGGTGTCAAACGTAAACGCTTCTTCTTCAGGGAATTCCACTCGCTCGATGTACCACCCACCCGCAGCGTCATTCTCAACCCACTCGTATCGGGTCCAACCCGCTTCAAAGCGAAACTGGTCGGGAGGAGGTAGGGCGGGAAGTTTGCACTTCGAGAACTCGTCGCCCAGTTCCTTGTAACGACCGATTTGTTCACCGGCAATCTTTTCGAAATGTTCGCGTAAAAAATCACCCTTCAAATCTGGCAACGGCAAAGGACCATCGTACAGATTCGCAGGGTGATCAACGGGAACAGAGATATTGAACTCTTTCAGAAGGTTTTCAGCCTTCTGGATTGACAAACGAGTCATCTTGTTGGCCTTTTCAGACCCAAAGATTTTGCTGTGCAGCTCGTCTGACAGGACGGGGTATCCAAGTTGGTTTTTCTTCACGGACGTTAGATTTTTCACGGTTTAGTATAGCGAGGGGAGGCAGCTGTAAATCAGACTACGTGAGGGGCCAAGGTGTCGATCGGCGGGGGGGAGGGAGTTCCGGATAATAAGCTGGGTACGATACCACGAACAGGCTGGATAGTGAGCGTGAAGGCTTGGGGCCAAACGTTAGACGGGCGAACCGGAAACCACCTATAAAGGCTCTGTCCTTCTACGTACCCGTAGACGCAGGGTTGAGCCATAAACGGCGTTCCCGGGTTCCAGAGGGGACTACCTCCAGTCTCAGTGTAATAATTCACGCTGTTGTTTGTCCAACCTCTGTATTGAGGGGCAAGGATATTACCTAGAAGCGCGGTGTCGATTGATCCAGAGTCGTACTCTGTAACGGCTTTTGCCATCCGAACAGCACGGGGATTCATACATTTTCATCGTAGTTGACAGATTTTACCCTAAAACGAGCAATCCCAACAAAGTTTCCCAGGGTTCTCATCAAAGAGGCCAAGATTCCTCGCTTCGTTAATCGCGTTCAATATTTCAACGTCGTTCTTGAGGCGACGGTGCAATCGAAGGCGCCAAAGGGAGTATTCTTTCGCGTTTCTTTCGCTTGGGTCGGACAGGTACTTTTGATACTTGTTCTCAACTGTTTGAACGATGCCGATTCCAACTTTCTCGATCAGGTGATCAACTTTGCGTAGAGCTTTTGCCATTAGTTTACCGAGTTGAAGGAGAACATTTTCAGCTCAAAGTTGCGAACCCCTGAGCTCTCATAAACCAAGTCTTTGTTCTTCTTGTAAATCTCATAGGCATCAAATATCGACGAGAAGTGCAGGGGCCTGTCAGCTGGACTATCTCGCCAAATTAACATCTCTTGGAGAGATAGCGGCACATCAATATCCCACTGCTCGTCCCTTGACGAGTAGAGTAAGGGCAGGGCGTCATTTCTCCACCAATCGCAGATCAGTGGGCTGTATTCACTCCAGGCCATTGGATCTGTCAGGTGGGTTTCACAATTCTCTCGCACCCACTTCACGTATTTGCGACCGCGATCAACAACCAGAGTTGCACTCGCGGGAACTTCATCAAGGAAGTATGCATCCTCATTACCCTGGACCACCCGCTCAACTACGGCAGGAAAGAAGAAAGATTCTGAAATCAATCGGAAATCCTCGGCTCCTTCACTCACAGACCTCAGAATAACCTCAAGGATTGACATCGTTGTCGCGATGCGAAGTTCCTGACCCGAAACAACAGCTCTGGGTTTTTCATCGGTGATTCCTTTCCGAAGGATTGAAAGTTCGCGTTCCAGGCGCCGAACCTCGCGACCCATTTCCCTCTCGAGTTTATTCTTGTAGATCTCCGACTGAGTAACCAAGCTATCAAACTTGGTGTCCAGCTTTTCTACCTCCGCGTCAAAGTGCTCGATCGAAACTTTGAGGTTGGATAGTTTCTTCTTCAGAGAAGTGACTGAAGACCGGATCGAGTTGGTTGCATAGAGTAGGTTGTCAGATGTCATTGAATTCGTTGGGTTGTCGCTACAAGTTGGTCAGTGTTGACGTCGATGACCTCGACATTAAACGAGTATAATCTCTCAGGGTCACTCAGTAAATGAAAACTACCTTCAAACCGGTCGCCGTCGATAGAGCGAAGATAAGAGTTTCCAGGAGTTGGCGGGGAGCAGAGGGCAATGTCACCGGAAAAATCGGGATTGCTCTCTTCAATCGCCAGAACCAATCGCTGATAGATTGCAGACGCAGCTGCCATCTCACTGTCATTCGTTATATGGGCTCGTACCTCCCCTTCGATCGCCTCGAGATTTGCAGCGATGCCAACATCAAGAACAATCTCGAAAGAAGCACCACAATCCCTGGATATAAAGCAGACCTCTTCCGAGTCAAAGGAACAATCTGACGGATCTTCCTGACTCTGAAAGTTGTGCTCAAGAAGTTCGTAGAAAGTTTCCTTGATTATTTCTGCGTCAGGCCCATCTAAATAGTTTGCTATCGCGTAGAAAATTCGGGGGTTGGCGAGCAGGCGCTCGACAGGGTAAATCAACTGTTGTTCGTCCATCAGAGTTCTCCGCTGAAGCAGTATAGCAATCGGGTTGTTTGGTATTCTTCCGACCTGATTTTACCCGGTTGCCTCACAGTGAGACTTCCTCAAGGTTTCCCACCTTGATTCCTTTCGAACCTGGACGTCCCTGTTTGACGCTAGACAAGCTCAATTCCACTTTCTTCTTCCGAGAGGAAGACCAGGGAACCGTGTAACTGCCTTCACCGAAATAAACGAATTCGGCCTGCTCTGGAAGCCACCGTTTTCCCTTACTGGTTGCTTTGCATAGATCCAGACCACTGAGGGTGAATGCTTTCAGTTGGCCGTCGAGCTTAAACACAACAAGGAACTTTCGCTCAGTCACGTCAACTTCTCGCTTCGCAAGAACGACTGGCTCGTAACCTGTTGAGATCGGACCTTTGAACGTCGCAGCGACTTTCTTGAGAAGACCGTCTTCTGTCATCAGAATCACTTTATCTTTGGAATCAACCACCAAAGCACCTCGTGGACCCTTCGCTTGCTCAACAAGTCCTTTCTTCAAATCAATCTTCAGAAAGCGTGGCCGTGGGGCAGCAGGCACCCGCTTCTGCCTGGAGCCCGAGGTAGAAGGACCACCGCCCGCCGGAGGATCCACCAGGGCGCTCCTGCGGACCTCACCGTGGCGTTTAGCCAGCTCAGTGATTTGCTTGTAGACCCAGCTCTGACGCGTCTCCGGATTGTTCACCAGCTCGGTCAGTTTCTTGAGCAGCTCTTCTAGAGTTTGCTTCTCTTCTTCCAGACCGGACTGATCGAGACCAGTTAGTTGCCGAAGTCTCATCTCCAGGATGGCTTCAGCTTGGTCGGAAGTGAATTTGAATGGGCGATCAACAAGCGCAATCAGAGCCTCTTTCTTGGAGGAAGATGCTCGAACTATTTTGATAATTGCGTCGATCTTCTCGATAGCTTTTAGGAAACCCATCACGATTTCCAGGCGTTGTTCAGCTTCGTCTAGTTCTTGGGAGAACTTTCGGCCCAGGCGATCCATTCGCCACGAGAACCATTTCTGACAAATCTCAACTGGGCTGAGCTCAACGGGTCGCGAACCGTCAATAACCAACGTCTTTGCTGAATAACGAGAGTCAAGATCGGTGCAGACGAAAAGTTGTTGAGAAAGCTGCTCAGCTTGGACACCGGGCTTCGCAATAACTGTGAAACGATCTCCGGTGAGATCAGACTCATCGATGACTTCGGCGATTCCATCAATCTTTCCTTTTTCAAGAGCGTCGCGAACCTGCTCACCGAGTTTCTCCGGATTGACGCCAGGCGGAAGATTCGTGAAAGTCAGGGTGACGCGATCTTTGGCTTTGCCTGCTCGCTGTTGAATACCCGACTCAAACTTGGCACGGCAACGGATATTACCAGAACCTGTTTGTTTATACTTCTTCAGCTCGTCGTCGTTTACGATGTCGCAACCGGTTGGAAAGTCGGGAACAAGCTCGTTCTGTGCTTTCTCTAGTTCGGCGGGTTTGGCTCCGACTTTGCACGCAAGTTTCGTAGCTTCGACAATCGAGCGAAGGCTGTGAGGAGCGAGTTTTGTAGCAAACCCCACAGCAATACCAGTGTCGCCGTTAAGTAACACCGAAGGCACAGCAGTATTAAACCGCACTGCTTCTTGTCGAGATCCGTCATAGTTACCCCTGGTTTCCCAAGTAGATTTATCCTGTAGAAGCAGGTCAACTGCGGATGGTCGAAGCTTACACTCTGTGTATCTTGCCGCCGCTGGGCCGTCAACTGTGCTACCGAAGTTACCGTGGCCATCAACCCAGGGAACGTTGTTGTTCCAGGTTGTTGCCATGTTTACGAGTGTGCCGTAGCAATCGCCGTGGGGGTGGTAGTAACCCATCGCAAGTCCAGTTACACGAGCGCACTTCACATAGCGTTTCTCTGGCATCAACCCCTCCTCAAACATCGTCTGAAGGACTCGGCGCTGAGCTGGCTTCAAACCGTCATACATGTCTGGGATGGCTCGCCCAAGTAGGACGGCCATCGAGTACGCCATATAATCCTCAGTGAGCTGAGAAGTAAGGCTGGTCGTGGTTAGATTCTCTGTCATACCACCTCGCGAACAAATTGAGTCCAGCGTCCGAACTGAGGACCACGTTTGCAGTCAGTAATTGTAATGTAACGTTGATTCATGTGTTCCTTGAAAGGGATGTAGGCCTCATAGGTTTTTCCTGTCGACGGGCGATTGAAAATAGCTCTGACATCCCCCGTGCAATTCGTCACTTTGATTGTCCAACCGTAAGACGTTTGCTGACCGTTAACCGGTCCGTAACTTGCCGTGAGTTTGCAGTTGGAACCGTCTGCGAGATCTCGACCCTGAACGCTATCGAGAGGAATACCGTGGCGAAGAGAGGATACAACCTCGTACAGCCGAGAAGCATCGATGCACCCTGTCTTCACCAGGTTGTCAAGGAGATTGGGAGAATCGTCGATCAGGCGGGTGTACTCCGCCAGGAGTTCTCTACAGAGCGGCTCGTGAAGTTCTGCCGCTCGATCAGTTGTGGCCATCTTCAGGTTCCTTTGGCGGGTAGGGTGGAAATCCGCAAAATAAGTTCGTCTACCGAACTTTCGGTGCAGTGGTTGATAACGTCGTTAGTAATTCCGGAATCATGAGTGATACGGGCGTACCTGCCGCTATTATGGGTGAGCACAGCCACTTCGTAAAGCAGTTCCTCACTCTGTGTTACTTCGGGGATCACCGAGATACCGTAGCCGTTTTCAAACAGCTCTTTGCGCCGAAGTCCGGCAGGGTGCGGGAAAGTCATCAGGTCGTTAAACTTCATTCCTCACCATCAAGAATTTGGGCGTACATTGCTGTATCAGTAAGATCGTCAAGCTCTACAAGAAGCTCACCATCGCTGTAACCGCTGAGATTCTCGACAGTCACCTCAAGGAAACACCTTTCAAGATCTTTTAGGCTCATGCTCTCAAGGAAGCGGTACGCGAGGAAGGGGACTATACGCTCGCGTTGCTCGTACGTGAGGTCAGTCATTGTTTGAAAGGTTGGGGATTTTGTCGGATTCACTGGAGATATCATCGTTGTCAAAAAGATTGTCGAAGAGTTCGTCGAGGAAAGCGTTCCTCTCTTCGTCTGAGAGGGTAACGTTTCGGAACGTAGGATCGGTTCGGTCCATCAGTTGCCGTTCAAGAAATCGTGGATTGCCTCCTGGTACGCTTCGTAGGTAGGAAAACGGTCGCGCATGTTAGCGGGAACTCGCTTGTCCGCAGGAGTTGCAGTTTGCCGAATCTCGGACACAGTGTAACCCTTCTCGAGGAGGGTCTGGACGTAGGGGTTGGAGTTTTTCATGACTTTATTATGGCTCATTTTGGGGAAAAAGTAAAGGGGGTAAACCGGTCAACAAGGTACGGTTAACCGCCCTCCAGCATTGCCTGGGCGTCAGGGGAAAGGTTAGCCATTCGCTTTGTGGGGGTAGCTTGACGTATACGGCTGCGGATACGGCGGCTCCAGACCCAGGCGCCACCAACGGCAGCGACAGGCAGGGGACCAGGTACGGATTGTAAAGGAAAACCGCAGCGGTCAACAGGGCCAGTATAGCCAGCAACTACGGAATAGCGGGGGCAAGTCTGAAAAGATACAGGTGGTGGTGAGCCTGGGGGACTAAGGAACGAAATGGCAGCAATGATCATGGTTTTGTTAATGAAATCTGTGTGTTTTAGGCGGCAACCTTAGCGTCAACTTGGGCCATCTCGATCCACTGCTCAAGCCAGCACTTGGTGGTAGTGAATTTTACGGTTTTGGTTTGCTTGAGCTTTCCGAAGATCCTGGAGAAGATGCTGAACGTAACGTCGTAACAGTGGTTTGCGACTTTAACCGCACACATTTCGGTCGCACCGTTGAAGTGTGTAATTTCCGCCGTGATGGTGTCGCCGTCACGAATGACGCTCAAGGACCAAAGGTTGTTTGGGATGGCGACCAGGCAGCGGTCGGTGGTGGAGAGGGTGGAGTAGCTTTGATTCATGACTTTATTATGGCTCATTTTGTCTGGGAAGTAAAGGGGGTAAACCGCCCAGAAAAGGGCGGGAAACCGCCCTGAGCTTCAGGCCAGGGTGACCCAGTAGGCGGCAGGTTCGCCTTTCTCCTTGAACTTGGTGCTAACAACCAGTCCTTTCTTGACCAGGCTTCCGAGGACTGCATTGGTGCTCAGGCTCTCGTCAGCGAGCTCGTTGAGCCAGCCGCAACCGGGCTCGTCCATGCCCTCGGCGATGGCGTTGTAGAGGGCCTGCTCCTTCTGGGTGAGGGTGAGGGCGGCGGGACGGGGGAGGGTGATTTCGTTCATGCTATTATTATAGGTCAGCTTGGGGGTCAGCGGTCAGAAAGGTAGGCGGTTTGAGAACCGGCCTACTCGGCGGCCATCCAGGCGTCGATGGCGTGCTCGGCGATCTCCTCGTCAGATACTCCGGCGAACCGGGGATCGTTCAGGATAAAGTTCACCTCGGCTATGGCCTCGTCGCGGCAGTCCCATCCAGCGCCGTGCTCGGCCCAGGCGTCGACCATATCCATAATCAGTTCAAATCGGTTCATTTCCATGCTATAAGCATAACTCACTTTGCCGGTTTTCGAAAGGGGGTAGACCGCCCTAAAAGGTACGGTTAACCGCCCTCAGTGAAGGACGGATTCGGTGATCATGACGCCGCCGTACACGTACACAACCGTGTCCTCGAAAAGGCGCTCATCCACCGGAACTTCGAGCGACTGAAGGTGAGAAACCATTTCCTCAGCAAGCTCACGGTCGGTATAGACCGAGTGGAACTCGTAGCTGTCGTAGAAGTCGGTACCCTTGGTCAGGACGACGTAGACGGTCATGGAAGCGGTTTCGTTTTTCATACCTTTATTATGGCGCGTTTTGCCGGTTTTCGAAAGGGGGCGAACCGCCCTTTAAGGTACGGTTAACCGCCCTGGGCCTCAGCCAGTAGGCGGGCCAGGAGCTGGTCCACCGCCGGGTGTTGGGCGCCGGGTCGGTACTTGCGCAGGCGGACCACGTGCGACATCTCAGCTGCCAGGGCCTGGTTCCACAGGGGTTCGCCCAGCCTTTGGCGGAGGTGGGCGCAGAGAGGCGCAGGGTCGCCCCCAGGGTGTGAGTTAAACAATCGGTGGTAATCGCTGTGCACAGACTGAAGCAGTTTGCCCAAGTCAAGAACGTATGACTGGAACAAATTCTGCTTGAAGTTGGGGTCGATCAGAACGATTCCCCCATTATTTTCCACGATTACGTTTTCCAGGGTCAGATCACCGTGCGAGAACGAGGAAGGGGGATCAGAAGTATTATCGAGGAATTCGAAAATCCGTCGAACTATTTGACTGTCAGTTTGGGAAACATGCTCTGAATATAAACGCTTTATGTAGGACTCCCAATTTGATTCTCGTATGGGTGGAACCTTCGACCACACCAGAATTTGATCGACGAGAGTGTCGATTAGTCGAGTGGATTCAGTCTGAGTTCCGCAATTTCCTTCGACAAATTCAATGTCGTACTCCTCGTCTGAAATGCAAATGGTTTGGGGGAGACGAATTCCTGGCGCCAGAAGATACCGAGAAGCAATGCGAAACCAATCACATTGCTCAGCGGCATCTTTGCACTTCTTGCGAATGAAATCCCCTGAGAAATCCAGGGTCGCTCCACTACTTCCCTTCACGAACAAGCTCCCGAATCCGAGCGCAATCGGCCTCATAAGTTAGGTCGCCCCAGGAAATCCCCAACTTGTATAAGTCCAGTGAACATCGGCAATGCGACATGTTGATCATGTCGGTGATTTCGATTTCGCCGCGATCGCTCTTCCGGAGTTCACCAATCGTGTTTAAGTAGTTTCGGGGAAAACACACAAAACCGCAGAAGTATTTACCCTCAAGCTGACCGTGAGGTTTTTCCACAACGTAGTCTTCAACCACTGCCGCAAGCTGGAGGTTGCGTGGATTCAACCCTTTGTCTAGAGTTGTGAACCACACGTCCCTGTCGTGCTCCGAGCCAATGACTGCCCGAACTGACATCGGAAGTTTCCCCGAGTAAAAGTTGTCGCCAAACAAGACTGTAAACGGATCGTTGATTACGCCAGCCCACGTGGTAATAGCCGCCCCAGGCCCGTAAGTATCCTCACTTTGAAAACGAACAATCGGGTCACAAATCTTTGACACTTCGTCAAGAACAGGGTGGTAGATTCGTGCCCCATCGGTCTTCACCGCCGAGCGTGAAAGAGTCAAGTAGATGTTTTCTGCCCCGTTGTCCAAGGCGAACAGTGCCGCCAGGTAGGGAAGTGACATGCCGTCAAACTTTTCCTCAAGTTTGTTTCGGCCGAACCGGGTGCTACGACCGGCTGCTAGAATCAGTGCGTTCTTCATTGTGCGATTTCTTTGTATTTTGCAGCGAACTGACCGGGAGTCATTGCTTTGTCGTCCACGTAATATGCCGCCCAAGTCTTTCCAATCTGGATAGAGTCGTAGGGCACATCGAATTTAGTGCAGAACTTTTCGATTTCCTCGATAACTTCTTCGCGCACACTTTCGATATCTCCGCTTGATCGACCCATACCACGGGCGGTATGAAGTACGATCGTCCACCCTTTTTCTTTCAGTGCTCGCATACCAACGATTACTTCCATCATTGGTCGCGAATTATCATAGTCACGATTCTGAGTCTTAAGGATCGTGTCGTCAACATCAAAGACGATTGTTTTCTTCGGGTCGGAAATCATTGGTAAGAGCGATCTGCAACAAACATAGCCAGCCAAACGTTACGGTAAAGGGCGGAAAACCGCCCCAAACCTTAACTTCACTTGTTCACCGAAATCGTTTCGTAAGTAGTTGGCTTGAGTCGAATCTCAGAATACCGGGACAACCATTCGTCTTTCGTCCTTCGCGATTTGGGACTTGCCAGCTCGGGGAACTCGGCGCAAATCTTTTCAACGGTCTTGTTGTTCACGTCAAGTTTTCGCTCGAGATCCTCACACGTTCCGCCTACACCCGTGTGCTGTTTTGCTTTCACACAAACGTGATCAAACCGAAGCGTTCCGTTTCCGTGTACAGTGTGGTAAAGCGACAGGAAATAGTCATCCTTCATACTGTACTCCGTAATTCGCTCAAAGGCAGGGTCGCCCGCATAAAAACCAAAAGCGTGACCCATGACAAACTTCAAACCAGTGGTGATCTTCGGGTGTAGAAAACCTTTATTGCGAACTGCGTAGAAACCAAACAAACCGATATTGCGCCGACTGCTCAATCGGAATCCCCTCTCAATTAGGTCCGAAAGATCATCCACGGTTTTCAGGCGGCAGGGGTGGTCAAGCGGTTTCTGAGTGCCCTCCAGCTCTTTCAGGAGTTCAAGTTCCTCGACGGCGCTAACATCGTCGTCAAAGGAGAAAACAGGGGTTCCTTTGTCGTAATAGTTGGAAATGAAGTGGCGTTGATTGGTCAAACCCTTTTCACCAACGACGATATTGTACGCGGGGTTTGAACTTTGATATTTTTCCTTTTCCTCGCTGTTGGCGACGAACAAAGTCACGCGGGACAGGTCCACATCAGTTTTTTCAAGATAATTCAGAGTCAGTTTCTTTACTCCGTCCGGCCTTCCGTAAGTTGGGATAGCAATCTGATAATCAGGCATTGGTTGTGTCCAGGGATCCTTTGATGTTTGTATTGGAACAACGTTCCATGTTTTGCTTTTCCTTGTAGGCCATCCATTCGGGGCTGGACCACATGCCGGGAAAAGATCCGGCCCATTTCGCTTCACCATTTCCCCGATCGGGGTGGTTGTCGCGAACGTAATCCAGGAACTTTCTGCGACAGATTTCGCACTCTAGATCATCCAGCAGAATGATTGAGTCCCGCTGATAGAACACCAGAGTCAGGTTCTCTGCGCCCTCTTCCTGGGCTACGAACTCAGTTTGTCCGTGAACGTACCCTTGATTATCCCCGATCAGAATGTCGCCGTGACGCATATGAAAAGCGTAACCAAGTTCAGGCATTACGAAATCCATGCCTTCGTAGTTTCCGCTCTCGAATGTAACCAGGGCGGCTACTGCGTCCTTGGCGTTGTTTCCGTCAAGGTGGTAGAAAGTGGGGAAGTTATAGTTGCAGGTGATCGAGGTGTAAATGGTTCCGAACAAGTTGTAACGCTCGTCCTTCACTTTCTGGAACCGATCGGAAAGAACTTTGCCTTCTGCCGGAAAGAGTTGTTTCACCAGGCCGTCCACCTCTTTGTAGAAGTCGGCGAAAGATGCGAAGTCTTCGTAACGCTCCATGGTCGGGGAAGTTAGTCGTCCGAACGGGGTTCGCCCGCTCCGGTCAATCGTTCCAAGAACAGCGGAGAAAGTTTTGTTTGAGCGCGGCTGCTTCGTAATGAAAATCTTCTTGAACTCTTTGGTAGCAGGAATCTTCGCCTCGGTAACCGCCCACACAGTGCGTAGCCACTTCTCAAACCACGCGAGTTTGGCTTTGTTGCGATTGGCAATTGCCTCTTTACGAGCGTCGAACGGTGTGCTCTTCTTGCGAACAATGGAGTCCCACCTCTCAACCTCTTCCAGATCAACGTAACCAGCTTTCTCGGCTTTGCCGACGTAGTAGGTTGTGCGAGATGGGCGAGTGTCAGAGTTAAGGATCTCGAGGGCTTCATCAAGAGTTGAGACCAACCCTTTCAGAGCACGCCTCAGAAACTCGTTCTGACCGTAAGTTGTGCGGATTTCAACGTTCGTGTAGATTTCTTTACCGGATGCCATACCCCTCTGGTCGGACAGAAGGGAGCGGCAAGCCCAACGCCAGTACTCATAATCTTTCGTGCCAGGGGTGATTTTTTTCGCTGCTTCCACTGCATTCTTTCGGAAGGCTACCACAAGAGTGCCATCGGGAGCAAACACGTCGCAATCCTCGTCGATCAACTCGTGGCAATCTGAGAGGGTTGGGCGCTCGCCGAGTCGGTCTTTGTCGAAAGGCAGAAGCTCAGTTAATCGTATAGTTCTTACCATGGTTTCAAGTTTGGGTGTTCAATCATAATTCTACCCACGTTCCAGGATAGCCCAACAAGCGGAAACGTATACGCAAAAAAGAGCGGTTTCCCGCCCTCACTGCTCGTATTCGTAAGTTTCAAAAGCGGAGTTCAAGATCGCCTTCATCCTGTGAGCAATATCGAGGTCTTTACCGCAGTAGATCGTGGTCTTGAGCATGTCGCAGTAGACTTCCGGCTCTTCTTTGGTAACGGCAACATCGTGGAAGTTGACTCGGTACTTCATACCAGTCTCTTCGCAAAGCTGGTTGATTTGTCGAGCTTTCTCGATGAAGTTTTGACCGTGACCTTTGATGCCGTCGTCCTGACCGATCTGATCCAACCATTTGTGAACCATTTCGTGAAGCAAGGTGCTTCGGACTTGGGTTGGATCGACCGCCGCTACTTTGGCGATCTTGATCATTCCTGCGCCCCGTGTCCGGGAAGGCTTGTATTGCCCCCACAGTTTGCGAAACCGGCCTTCCCATTTCAGCTCAGGGTAAATATTGCGCTTATCCCCGTTCGCGTCAGTCTTCTCGATTACTCGAAGAACTCGAAGTTTTCCGTCGAAGTACTTGGCGTTGAACTCTGCGTACAACTCACCGAGGTCATAGATCGACGTGGTGTTTGGGCAGAATGCTTGAAAGAAAGAGGCTGAGACAGTTGTTTTGAATTGCATGTTATTTTCTCCTCAGTCGAAACGGGAACCAAGATGCGGGCCGGGAACCTCAAGGAACTTAATCGTAGAGGCGATTTCACCTTCCGTGAGAGCAAACTGAACCCATGTGCGGGTTTCCCCGTCAATGCGGAAGATGTCCCAACGTGAAAACCCACGGTGGTCAAGAACGGCTTCGTAAGTTCGCCCTGTTCGGGGGGAGGTGTAGGAGTGGGTGAGTTCGTTCATGCCTTTATTATGCCTCATTTTGCCAGAAAAGCAAAGGGGGCAGACCGCCCAAAAAGGGCGGGAAACCGCCCTAGGCCAGCTTGGATTCCGGTTCGTTGAACCTATCCAACAATTCCGGCGCGTACTCCTCCGCGAGATCCCAGATTTCACGCCAAGTCTTCCAGACGATTTCTTCGTAATGCAAATCCCACACGATTTGCCGCATTCGCTCAAGAGTCATTTCAGAGACGAGTCCGTCAACGATCGTGGCCGCGATCTCTCCGCGATCTTCTTCAATCCACTGTTCCGGTTTGTTCATATACCTTGATCCCGCATCGTTGTGTAAATGGTTTCGATTGAGATTTTCCCTTCTACATAATCGTGGTAGAGTCCGCTCTCTTTTAGCTCTTCAAGTTCAATACTTGAGAACAGGGAGTCGATGAAAGACTCACGAGATTCTTGGGGTGTCATTTAAGTGATTACGAAGTTGTCAGCACGGCGTTGCTGCATTTGCGCCACTTTAAACAGGATTAAATAACCAACGAGGTCAGAGATGACATCTTCGTCCTCATCGTCTTGAGCATTTCGCAGACGACTAAGTTTGTCATCGAGGCGAACTTTCAGCTGTTCAAGGGTGTTCGCTTTGCTGAAGATTCGAACTGGGTTCAAGGCAGAATCTCCGTACTTTCGATTCTTTTCAAGGAGCATATCCTTGATTTCTAGGCAGACCTGGGCTATGTCTTGTTGAGATTGGTTTTCCATTAACGGTTGAAATAGGAACGGTAGAAGGCTTGGTACCGTGCGAATTTATGGACGGAAGGTTCGACTCCGAGCGACCAGCAACATTCACAATACGACAGAAACTCGTACCACGGGGTTGTCGGGTCTAATGCAGGCATCACAGCTTACTTTCCACTGCACCAGTATAACTGTTTCCACCTGTGGGGAAACCGTCTTGCTGAGCTTTCAGATACCATCGCGTGCTAGATATACACTCCTCTTCCGTAAGGGAAGTTACCAGAAAAGTGCCGTCTTTGTTGACCGAGACATAAGTTCCTCGTTGGTTATTTACGTAGAAACAGTCATCAATCACTGCAGCGTTGTCCGGCTTCCCAACCCATTCGGAAGGCTGTTCGGAGCCATTCAAACAACTCCCCGCTTTCTGCTCGTCTACAAGCATCCCAGAATCGCTCTTCTCGGAAACCGTACCCTTCTTCTTCATCAAACCACCTGTAAAATTCATTGACTTGCTGGATTCGGGTTGAAACGTCTTTGTCTTCTGTCATAGATCTCACCTTTGGGCAAGAAGTGCCTCGAAAAAAGCAATTCGGGCGGTTTTATTTTTGCCGTCTACACTGAAACGCGCACAGAAATCTACGATCCTCTGATCTTCAGGTAAGAGAAAACCGGATTCAAGATTGGCGTACGCAATGTAAGCCGTAAACCGATCATTTACGATTTGCCGGAAGTCGCTAAGGTCGTCCGAGTTAAGTTCAACAGTCTGAGTGGAGGGGGCGTATCCCTGGAAATCAACTTTCATTGTTTTGTTTGTGTAAGTGTTTATCAGTAGGTTAGTGCAGATTTTGCATCATTTCGAAAGCGTCGCGAAAACCTTCCCATCGTGCCCAGTCCTCCGAATCGTTGTGACCCCAAGTGCCATACTTTTGGTTATAAGCCCCCAAGGCAGGAGAGAGACTATACTTTACGCAATAATCATCGTGCAAAGCCGTGAGTTTTTGCGCAGCGGAGGCGAAAGAGTCTGTGGGAGTTGTGGGCTCAAAGTCGTCTAGCACATCGCACAGTGCATCAATTTCAGCCTCGGTGAAGAAACATTTGATTTCCCCTCGCTCGTAGACAGGGGTTTCTTCGCATAGCGAACTCAACGGCATTGTTCTTGTTTCTGAGTGTAGGAGTAAGGAAACAGCTCTTGAAGCAGGACATCGCAGGCAGAGTAAGATTTGCCGCTAATCCTTGTGTCTTCCAGCTGATATTTCCGAATCTGCTGGTATAGGTGGCGGTATTCTTCAGGTGTCATTCGGGTAGCTCAAGGTCAATGTAATCGGCAAGGTTGTTAAGAGTCGCAGTTTCATTCCACAAAAAAGTTCCGTACTCAAGAGCACCTTTCTCGCAAGCTCGGTCACTTTCCTGAGTAAGCTGAAACGCTTCATTGCGAAGAGCCTGCACAATGTTGCGAGCATCGTGAAGGCTGAGTGTGAAGGTGAAGGTGTCGTTTTCCATGCTTTAATCATAGCTCATTTCCCCCTCGACGAAAGGGGGGCAAACCGCTCTGACGGGGCGGGGAAGCCGCCCTCACCGGTTGGTCCCCTTTGCCCCTCAGAGATTTCACCAGGAGCTCGGTATATTTTGCTTGAGTTTTATGGTCAAGAGCCATCAGATGATTATTCATCTCATCTCGTAAAATTAGCAGCTGGTCCCACTCTTCCCGCTTCATAACTTTACCTGTTAACTTGAATCACTGGAACCCCGTTTTCCCTCAACATTATGATGTTGTATCTATTGTCGTCAACCCACGCCAGCGGATCACCAAAGGTTTGGCGAATGCTTTGCAAATGTTCGTATTTCACAACGTGGTCGGGAAGTCCCTCGTCTTCATCGTTTCTCATGAAGACATGGGAGGGATTCAAGCCGTGGCTTGATAACCACTGTTCGGTTTGCTCTCGGAATCGCTCGGGCCTTGCAGTTGAGATCACAAGGGGACGCTCCTTTTGAAGCGCAAGCGCAACAAGAACCATAGCCGAATTCTCTCTTAGAGTGAGAAGGTTATCCTCACTATAAGGCTCTGCGGTAAGAGTTCCGTCAACATCGAAGATTACGGGTTTATTCATAGAAGTTTTGCCTGCAGAGTGTCGAGCTGTTGAAGCAATGTGTTCATCTTTTCTGCCGCTTGAACTGCGTTTTCAAGCTGATTCCGAGTTACATAGGTCGTTACAATCTGCGACTGTTTCGTCCGGAAAGTGTCCGCATAGGAATCTACGCACATCGCCAGGATTGACCACTGTTCGTTCGTAAGATTTACGGAACGACGAATCTCTTCGTCAGGTTGATCGGCTAAAACTACAATTTCTGATTCAGAGATCATTATTCGATTCCATTTCTTGGATGAGTTTTCTTGCGAGTTTTCGGGAATTCCGATGAGTCTCGAAACGTACCCACGGGCTTCCAGGGTGAAAGCGAATTAGATAGTATAGTCTCGCAAAGAAAATACCACCCAACTTGATCTTCATTGTTAACCAGTCGTAAACGTTAGCGTCTTGCGCAATCACGTATGCTAGAAATGAAAACAAAGTCAACCAAACCAAAGTTGCCAGAGTCACGGGATATTAACGCTCAGATCAATGTTCATGATTTTGTTTATGAAGAGTGTTAAGTAGAAAAAAGCCTTCAATCTTGTTGAAGACTTCAACGGGAATTCGGTTGTAGAAGATGGTAGTTAACCACCACCGCCCATCGTCTGATCGATAAACTTTGCCAACGTATTCCCGCGTGAGCCCGCACTTGTATGTTACCACGGAAGGGTAACACTTGTCAACTAGGAGGGGGGATTGGTATTCCGCTTTATCGTACGTTACGCACCATCTCCCAGAACTCAGCTCTTGGACGTTCATTTGGTTTGACTTTAACTGGGTTGAGGGTGGCACGGCGCTGGCGCAACATTTCCCAAAGAGTTTTACGCATTTTGGGATCAGTGGTTTTATTATACGCCTCAATGAGGAGAGTAAACGCTGCATCGCGGTTGGGGATCCTAAGGTTTTCCTTGCTGAGGATCTCCTTCGTAAGATCTAGTGTTTCTTTTTTGGCCTGGATTTTGTTACGTCCGAAGTTGCCGGTTGGCCTACCCGTGGTGCGTAATCCGTGGTTGGTTTTGTTTTCCATGAGTTAAGCATAGCTCATTTTCGCCGCAGGCGAAAGGGGGTAAACCGCCCTCACGAGTACGGGAAACCGTCCTCAGCTTGATCTTTCATTTTCTTTGCAACTTCTTTGCTTTGCTCTTGAATTCGGAGTCGGCGCTGGTGCTCAGCTTCGTCCCTAACAGGGCCGGAATAGGGACGACCTTTTTTCTTTTCCTCGTTGAAGATGTCGAACAGTTGGTCGGTCAGTTCGTCGCAGGCGATTCCGTATCCAACTGCCTTGCCGCACCTTTCCCGGATGCGGTCGTATAGGGTGTCAGTCATTGTAAGTTAAAATTTTTGATGTTTGGGACAGGTCCGCAGATTTGGTCGGCTTGAACTGGGCTAAGCTTACTCTGCCTGCAAGCCAGAACATTGGCCTGAGCAGTGGCAAATGCCTGGTATTTCATGCGGCTAGAGATAGTATCCGTTATCCCAGTTACAAACAGATGCGCCAGAATAAACGCACCGAATGAGACCAAGGCGGGTACAACTTCAGTGTCTTTCATTCGGGGAGTGCCTCCAGTGCTTTGCGGATGGTTTCTATCTCATCGTCATTCAAGTAAGGTCCCTTACTGTTGACCAGTGCAAGTGCCTGCTCCTTCAAACTCGGTGGCTGAGGGCGGCGCCATCGCTGTAACTCTAACGCAAAGCCCCCGCCACGAATTTCGGCCAGACACTTAAGGCAAACCTCAAGTTCCTGATCGGCGCCCCAACACGCAGCCAAGATGGCAGCCTGTGGGAACATTTTCTCGTTGTGATTTGCCTCCTTTATCCACTCCTCTATTAGCTCAGGGGGTAGGGTGATTGGGTGTTGGTCAGTCATAACTCTCAATTTCCTCTTCAAGTTTGTTCACAACAGTTCGGCGGGTCGGAATGCCAAGGGCCATCCTCAGGGTGTCCACCTCGTGAATGAGCAGTCGCACCATGTCTAAAGTAGCAACTTCGCACTCGGGGTAAACCTTGCCGACTTCCATTGCGATGCGGAGGTATTCGGCCTTGTAGTCGATTTCGTTTAGGGTTGTCATTGGTTCCCCCATTTGGCGAGGACGGCGCGAGCTGCCACGCAGAAACGACCGGGCGACAAGACCTTTTCTTTGCAGAAGTCGCGGGCATAGTCATGAAATACTCGGTGCAGCTCGTCGGTGGTCGGCCCCTCCTGCCCCGGCTGCGGCGCCAGGCGCTCCAGGAGATCGGCGGCGCGAGCTTGCGCTTCTGACGGCCCCATAAAATGGAACCGTTTCACGCTGCCACCTCTGCTTCTGTTGACGCTGGGGAACCCCACGGTGTCGCGGGTGACGCTACGACTAAAGCCAGTAGGATTGCACCATATTTATCCCACCAAGCGATGGCGCTGGGGTCAAGGTTGGTGATCCATTCTGTATCAGCAGTTTGCCAACGGTTCAGATCGTGGGCCTGGCATCCAATGCGCAGAGTTGTTTCACCTTCGGGTGAGCAACTCCAGGTGCATGACCATGTATCAAACTCTGCAGTTTTAATCTCTCGCATATTTCCAGTGCTGTCCTGCAGATTGGCGCCCCGCAGATTGGCGCCATACAGCTTGGCGCCCCGCAGATTGGCGCCCCGCAGATTGGCATCCCGCAGATCGGCGAACCGCAGATCGGCGCCCCGCAGATTGGCGCCCCGCAGATCGGCGCCATACAGATTGGCGCCATACAGATAAGCGTCCCACAGATCGGCGCCCCGCAGATTGGCATCCCGCAGATCGGCGCCATACAGATTGGCGCCCCGCAAAATGGCATCCATCAGATCGGCGCCCCGCAGATTGGCATCCCGCAGATCGGCGCATTTGCCCTCGATCGCTCGGTTTAGATATAGTAGATGTAAACGTAAAATCTCCTTAAGTTGAAGAGCGGGTCCGTCGTCGCTGTTGACGAGGGAAACGGGGTGAAGGGTGGTGTCGTTGTATTCCATGCTATAAGCATAGCTCATTTCGCCGACTTTCGAAAGGGGGTAAACCCCCCCGCAAGGTACGGGAAACCGCCCAAAATCACGAGCACCCCAGGGTTTGAAGGATCTTGTCTTTGCGTTTCAACATTTGCTTAAACTCAAGACCCTCCAATAGAGCTTCAACGTGAGTCGGTATCGGCGGACTTGAAGAGAACCATTTGCAATCTGGCAAGTCATTCTCAAGCGTTACCAACCGAAGATTGGCCAGAAAAGTTCCCGCATCGTTCTTAACTTTCGGGTGCAGGGCAATTCGGTCAGCCCCAGTAAATTCGGGGTTAACTTCACTCGGGCGGCATTCGTGAATAATTTTTACGGCAGTCTTCGGGCCAAGACCTTTTATGCCCAAAACGTTATCAGATTTGTCTCCACAGATACTTTTAAAAAAACGAATTTCGCTGGGGTAAACCTCGTATTTCTCTAGAACTTCGTCAATTCCGTAGACTTTCGTATTTTTAACGCTGTTGAAAAGAATCACTTTGACTTTATTAGACACTAACTGTAAAAGGTCTGAATCGCAAGAATAAACGTGAATTTCATCATACGCTGGGGAGTTTCTTGAAATGTGGGCAATCACATCGTCCGCCTCAAATCCGGTGACCTTGGCAACGTTCATGCCAAGTGTCGGTAAAACTTCATCCAGCAAAAGATTCTGGTCCGCATAATGGGCAGCACCTGCCGAATCCCGGTTTGCCTTGTACTCCCCGGACTCTTTTTTCCGCCAGTTGCTTCCCCCTTCTGCGCAGGGTACTACGCAAGAGTAATCGTTTTTTGCCATAATAGCAAAGAGTGCGTTAAGGAACCCCAGGGTTCCTGTCACGGGGATTCCAGCAGAAGTCGTAAGTTCCCCGCAACTACGTATCAGTGCAGAGCGAGAACGGTGGAAGAGAGCACTACAATCTAAAATGAGGAGTCGTTTCATGAGTCTTGAAGTTTGATTTTGTCTTTACCCGATCCCCCGATCGAGCGATTATGGGAGGTCACGCCGGCAGCAGTGCTAACGAACCCGTCTAAAGTTGACATCCATTTTTGCTTATTTGATGTTTCTCCCCCTTTTCTCTGTCCCCCCTTAACTCTGTCAGCATTCGCTGGATCCAGAATCCCTATTTTAAACTCAACCACTTTTGCACCAGTGACTTTACCACCAATTTTGCCAGCATTACTTGCCCATTCTTTCCTTGACCCGTCGTATTTTTTGTCGAACAGGGCAATCTTGTTCTTGAAGCTGGTGTGACCGTTTTTGAGTCCGTTTTCAGCGTAGGTGTCCGCCCATTCTTTCCTTCTTTCAAGGTCGTGGATTCCTACTCCTCCCTCTACCTGAGTTTTTATACCTTTCCTACACCACTCGGATTTTAGGTCCTTATAGTCAGGGTTGAACAACCCTTTATTTTCTTCGTAGAGTTTTGCTCCTACCGACGGTCCGTATTTTCTTCCATTTTCCGCCGCGTGATTTTTCCTTTCAGTTAAAACCTCTTCACAAACAAGCTCCCACAGATTTCCCGGTACGGATTTCTTGTGCCACCCGCAATGGCACAGAGTTTGAAATGCTAGTGTTTGAAGGCAAGAAGCAATAGCATGCTGCTCAATAGTCAACCATTGTCCAAAGGGTAAATCCCCAAAAATGCACTGCGGAAGAGTATGATTCCACTCCATGTAGTCGTGGTTCGGGTCACGAATGTTCAACCAGTTCTCCCGCTCACACTGTGCTAAATATGCGTAGTAAAGATCAAAATAGTCCATGACAGATTTTGGGTGATTTTTAGGGAGCAGCGGTGAGAATCACCACAAAACTCGCTTACTCCCAAATTTATTATACCTTACTCAGCATCCGGTAAATCATATTGCCAAAATGTATCCCGAGTAACGTTGTAACTTGTAAGGACGCCAGTGTGATAGGCGGCGGTGTCAATGCAGATTCCACCGCCCGGAATCACGTAGGGCATTGCGCTTCTAGGAGTGTGCCCGAAAACCACACGTTTCAGGTTCGGGTTCCACTCTTCAAACAAAGGGCCAAGTTTAAGAAACGGTTCGCGCATCCAAAGAATTCCCTCAAGACGTCCTTGAGCCAAGGATTCCTCAGGATCGTGCCCCGGATAAAAACCGGCATGAATAAACATAGTTTCGCCTATGGTCAGGTAAACCGGCAGAGCTCTGATCCAGTCGGCGTGCTTAAAGATCTTATCCGTCTCTTCCATGTTTCCGCCATTTTTTGCCCATGTGACAAACGAGAAACCAAGGCCATCTGCTGCGTCAAGCATCATCTGCTCATGGTTTCCTTTCAGGCAGTGAAAGTTTGCGAGCCCGTTCTTTTGCGGGTCGTCTAGAAGTTCTTTGATTTTGTTGAGGACAGCGACGTCTTGACCGCCACGGTCAATCAAATCGCCGAGCAAGATTACGGTGGTTTGCGAATCGCGGACGTGGTCGAGAAAGGCAGAGAAAAGGTCGTATCGACCGTGAATGTCGCCGACAGCGATGACGTCGCCGGGGTCGTAAGTAGGATTAAATAACATATCTTTCAATAAATGTAGGTTATCCGGTCCCAATCTTCGGAGTCGATCGTTCGCAGGGAAGACTGCAACTTTTCGTGAATCGACTTGATCACATAGTCCGGAACGTGACGAGTTCGCTGAAAGTTTCGAGCCAGGCAAGTTGCCAGAGATGCGTCAACGACCACGGCTTCAACTTTGCCGTAGCCATAGGAACGCAACAGTGCTATAGCCTCTTTCCGGTAAGACGCTCGATAATGAGTGCCGTCCAGAATAACAGGTTTGCCGCAAGCCTGAGCAACGAGTTCTTCGATGCGATCGTGAATTTCCTGCCAGACTCCTTGGATGTCTGCGGACCCGTACAGTTCAGCGCGGATATCGTCACCGGAGATAATAACAGCATTCTCGATTTCAGCCAGCTTTGCGGCTTGAGTGGATTTGCCAGAGCCAGGGGCTCCAACCATAACGTAGGCGTAAGAGTCTTTCATTTCCATGCTTTAAGCATACCTCATTTTCGCGTTTTGCGAAAGGGGGTAAACCGCCCGGTCAGGTACGGTTATCCGCCCGGTTGCGTTCCTCTTGACGAAGGACCATTGCCAGAGTCGTGGCGAATTCGTCACCAGAGTAAAGGTCAATCAAATCTTCGCGAAAATCTTCTGCGTCGAGGAAGAAGCGCATTTGCGTCGAGGAGTTGGTCCTACGATTGATGATCGTTGCGCAGTCATAAACCTCACCGAGTTTCCTCGCCATATCCTGCTGGTCAGAGCCGAGGACGATCACGGCTTCTTGCCAAGGAGAGGATTCTACAGCGTTGGCAACTGCCTCAAACGGACTCTTGGTTTTGAGGAAGTGTATCCGGTTCATGTCGAGACCGGCTTCTCTGCACAGATGCCCAAGGAGGAGAACGCGGAGATCCCAGTCGTTGTTGCCCTTACCGTCTGACACGTAAACGTCGGCTTCGTCACCGTGCTCAAGCATGAGCTTGATAAGTTCAATATGCCCTCCGTGAGGGATATTAAATCTGCCCATCGTCACAGAACGTTCGTAA